CTTTGACATCCCAAATAGTAGTGGAGATGCCAGAGGTCACGGAGTCGTTTGATCTGAACTTTGCGTTCGGTATCGCGACTAATTATAACGGAAAACTACTATCTTCTAAAGAATTAATCGAAGTAAAACTAGATTAAAACGTATAAATAGATACAGGATAATTTAAGAGACTACCATGGCAGTAACAAGAGCATTATCAATCGAAGATACCAACCTAACGTCAGCATCGACTGTCGCGGCTACTGGTAACAAAGAATATTCTGATTTGGATTTGACTCTTGCATTGAGGACTAATACAAAGGATGTCTTCAAGAAACACAATGCAGAAGCAGTTAAGTTTGCAGTTAAGAATCTCTTATTGACTAATCAGGGAGAGAAACCATTCAACCCATATTATGGTGGAAACCTGTACAACTTCTTATTTGAACTCGCGGATGGAGGAACAGAGAAAGCATTAGTCCGTGAGATCAAAAACGTATTAGAAGTTTATGAACCTCGTGTTGACATACCATCACTTAGAACTATTGTCAACATGCAACCAGATTTCAACTCCGCAGAGGTAACTGTTATTTTTAAAATAGTAAACACTGGGGAATTAGTAGAATTCACTACCGTATTAAGTAGGTTAAGATAAATGGCGACAACAATTAAATCAACAGCACTAGACTTTCAGGCGATTAAGAACAATCTGAAAACATACCTTGAGAGGGAAAAGGAGTTCAAGGACTTCAACTTCGAGGCATCAGGTTTGTCTAACATGTTAGACGTTCTTGCGTATAACACGCATATCAATGCACTGACTGCTAACTTTGCATTGAACGAATCCTTCCTTGGAACTGCACAACTTCGTAGTTCTTTGGTATCTCTGTCTGAAGGTATTGGATATATTCCAGACAGTAAGAACGCCTCTACTGCACAAATTAAATTGTCTTTGAACCTATCAGGTATTGTTAATCGTAGTCCTCGTATTTCTCTTGCATCTGGATATCAGTTTACTACATCGGTCGATGATGTTGATTATACTTTCCAGACAACCGAAACTATTTCCGCAACAGATGACGGATTCGGTTTCTATGAATTCAAACAGACCAATGGATCTAACGTCATTCCTATCAAGGAAGGTGTTGCAAAGACCAAGACATTTATCTCAGGTGACAATACAGAAAACATCACCTACATTATTCCAGACAAGAATTTAGACTTATCGACTGCGGTGGTTAAAGTTCACCCTAGTTCTACCTCACTAGATTTTACTGCATATACAAACATCCTTGATACTACTATTATCTCTCAGGACACTACACTGTATATTCTGAAAGAGATGCCTAACGGTTATTTCGAATTGACTTTCGGTAACGGAACTACTCTTGGTAAGACACCAGCGCCAGGCAACAAGATTGTTGTCGAATACCTATCCGTATCTGGTGCAAAAGCAAACTTTGCAGAAGTCTTCGAACCAGTATCAGAGATTCAGGTTAACGAAACTACATCTAGAACACCTACAATCACTGTAGAGTCTAAGAGTGCTGGGGGTGCAGAGAAAGAGACTATTGAGTCTATTCGTAAGAATGCACCTTTCCAATATGCAGCCCAGAACAGAATGGTAACACACGCGGACTATTCGTCTCTTGTATTACGTAACTTCTCATCTCTTATCTCAGATATTAAAGCATGGGGTGGAGAAGACAATGTTGTAAAAGAATATGGTGCGGTGTTTATGTCCGTATTGTTTAATAGTGACATACCACAAGCAACTATCGATTCAACCAAGACTGCGATCCTTGATCTTGCAGAACAACTATCAATCGCGTCTTTCGCTCTAAAGTTTGCAGATCCAGTTAAGACATTTGTCGAGTTAGATCTCAAGTTCCAGTTCAACGAGAGACTATCTTCATTGACATTGACCACAGTTAAGACACAAGTAGAAGATACGATACGTCAATACTTTAGAGATAACACAGGTAAGTTTGACCAAGCGTTTAGACGATCTAATGTTCTCACATTGGTTGATGAGGTATCACCCGCAGTTCTTTCGTCTAGATCAGATATTAAGATGCAACAAAGATTTACACCAACACTGGGATTACAGTCTAATCACACATTGAAGTTCCCTGTAGAGATACAATCACAGGATGACGAGAACTATGTGGTTACATCAAGTAACTTTATATTCCAGAACGTGAACTGTACGATCAGGAATAAACTAAATTCTAATATACTACAGGTCATTAACTTGACAGATAACCGTGTATTGGTAGATAATGTGGGTAACTATGCACCAAGTACTGGATATGTTTATCTAGTTGGGTTACAGATAGATAGTATTACTGGAGGACAAACCTTCCTCAAGTTGTCTGTTGTTCCCGCAAACCAATCACTGTTAGTCCCACAAAGAAACGATGTTCTTGAATATGACGAATCAAGATCACAAATAACTGGTATAACAACAACAGCGACTAACTAATGAGTGGACATCTAGACAAGACGTTTGATGACTTAGGTCGTAGGGAGATAAACCTTCGTCACTATAAGGTGGAGGAAGTTCTTCCCGATCATATTATAGAGAATTATCCTCTATTTGTCAAGTTGTTAAAGACGTATTTTAAGTTCGAGGACGAACCATCGTCCCCGACAAATCTTCTGAATGAATTGTTCTTGACCAAAGACATCACTCAGACAGACATAAATCTTCTCACATATGTAGAAGATGAATTATTGTTAGGTCAATCCTACTTTGAAGGATTCCCCGACAAGAGAGAGGCAGCGAAGTATTCGAATACATTGTATCGTTCAAAGGGAACAAAGTATTCGATACAACAGTTTTTCAGAACCTTCTTCAATATAGACACGGACATAGTCTATACCAAGGAGAATGTTTTTAAATTAAACGAGTCTGAAGTTGGCCCATCTTCTCAGAGATATCTGACAGATGATAAACTATATCAGACATATGCGATACAGATCAAGAGTGAACTGTCAATCAATGAGTGGAGAAGTATCTACAAATTGTTTGTTCACCCTGCTGGAATGTATTTGGGTTCACAGGTTCAACTAGAAGGTGTGGTTGACTTGGATATTGAGAACCAACCATTGCCAGGCACCTTGGATATACCACCACAAGAAGTGGAAGGTATTGCAACAATGGAACATCCAAGTGGTATCGCGAACCACACCGCACTGTTCGATTATTTCGATACAAGGTTGGGAGGAGAATCAGGATTGAAGATTAGAGCAACATTAGGTAATGAGAACACATATCCAAACCCATCGGGTAATGATATCAAAGATATCGCAGATATTACCATTGGGGAAGTTCATGGACTCAACAGTAGTATGGTTGAGTTTATGGAACCGAACTCACCGACATTCGATGAGGATACAGACGATAGTGGATCAGCAATGGGATTATCAAGTGAAGAGACAATCGACCAAGATCAATTTACTTGGAAG